TAAACTTTTGGTAATTTATTATGAAGGTTCTTTTTATGATATAACTCCGTTGGACACAGCACAAACAGGTTGTACATTTACTACTGTAAATAGTTCTGCAACCGTTACTGTGAACAAACCCTCACATGCATTAGAAGCAGGAGATTTATTTACATTTAGTTCTGTAACGCCTCCAAGTGGTGCAGGTTACAGCGCATCAGATTTTACAACAAATACTTTTCAAGTAGTTTCAGTTCCAACCGCTAATACATTTACTATTACTATGGCAGCAAATGCTGGAACGTCAGTAAGTGCAAGTGGATCTGCAACAATAAATCCATATGTAAAAGTTGGAGCATTAGGTAACTCATACGGATTTGGTTGGGGCACTGGATTATGGGGTGGTGGCCAACAAGTTTTTAGTACCCTAAATGGTTTACTACAAGATGATACAGCAGGCACTGGAGGCTCTGGAACCTCAATCACCTTAAATTCAACCTCTGGATTTCCAACAACAGGAACTATTAAAGTTGGTGCAGAATTTATTTCTTACACAGGTATATCATCAAACGATTTAACAGGTATAACAAGAGCAGCTGCGGGCACAAGATCTGCACATGCAAGTGGTGCAGGAGTAGAATATTATACTGCATGGGGTCAAGCTTCTCTTTCGCAAACATTAAGCATTGATCCTGCTTCTTGGTCTTTAGACAATTTTGGTGAACAGCTTATAGCTACTATTAAAAATGGTAATACCTTCTCATGGAATCCAATAAATTCAAATTCTAATGCCTTAACAACAAGAGCTGCATTGGTTTCAAATGCCCCTACTGCATCTGTTCTCACTTTAGTCTCTGATAGAGACAGACATCTGTTTCACATGGGGACAGAAACTACCATCGGTTCTCCGGGAACACAGGATAAAATGTTTATAAGATTTTCTGACCAAGAAGATATAACAGATTACGCACCTACTTCTGTAAATACTGCAGGTACTTTTAGATTAGATTCTGGTACTAAAATAGTTGGGGCTGTTAAAGGTAAGGATTACACTCTTGTGTTAACTGATAACTCTGCGTACGTAATACAGTTTGTTGGACCACCTTTTACTTTTTCAATCAGACAAGTAGGTTCTAACTGTGGTGCTATTGGCCAACATTCTATTAAATATGTCAATGGTGTAGTTTATTGGATGGGTGAGTCAGGTGGATTTTTTGTCTATGATGGAACAGTTAAATCATTACCATGCCAAGTAGAAGATTTTGTTTTTACTACAAAAAATGGAAATAATTTAGGAATTAATTATCAAGCTGGTGAACAGGTTTTTGTAGGTCTTAATCATTTATATGAAGAAATTACTTGGTTCTATCCAAAAAGTGGATCTGATTTTATTGACAGAAATGTTACCTACAATTATCAAGACGGAACTTGGGTAACAGGATCTCTTGCTAGAACAACTTGGGTAGATGCAAATCTATATGCTGTACCTTACGCAACCGAGTTTAATGCAACAGGCTTACCAACTTTTCCACCAATTCAAGGAGTTACAAATATTAATGGGTCAACAATTTACTATGCTCATGAAACTGGATTTAACCAAGTAGATTCAGCAGGAAATAAAACAGCTATTCCAGCTTTTATTGAATCAGGAGACTTTAGTTTAAATCCTGATGGCACAAGTGGCGAATTTTTTATGAGTATGAGAAGATTTGTTCCTGATTTTAAAACTATAGAAGGTGATGCGCAGGTGACTATTTTGTTAAGAGACTTTCCAAGTGATACTGAAGCATCGTCTCCACTTGGCCCATTCACGGTCACCAAAACAACTCAAAAAGTTGACACTAGAGCTAGGGGTAGATTCGCTAGTTTGAAGATTGCAAATACATCAACAGATCAAAACTGGAGATTTGGAACTTTTAGAGCTGACGTACAATTAGATGGAATGAGGGGATAATGGATCCAATAGAAGCAGCAATACAAGCACAAATAGCTAACGCGCGGAGTCAACAAGGCTTTTCAAATTATACACCGTCTTTTGAGCAAAACTTACAACCACAAGGTATTGCACCTTTAGTTGATTCATCTATGGAAAATAATTTTGTTACTGGTCCTGTTCAGATAGATCCAAAACAAATAGCGGGGAATATTCTTAAAAACCAAGGTATAAAGTTTGCTGCTAAAAAATTTGGGTTAGGCAAAATAGGCCAAAACGTTTTAGGTTCTATGATTGGTTACTCAACACCTTTTGCACCATTGGCTGCTGTAAGTGCTTTGAAAGGTCCTGCATTAGGAATAGCAAATGTTTTAAGAAACAAAAGAATAGAAAAGGCAATTATGAGAGATGCTAATAGAGACTCTCAAGGAAATATAAATATTTTAAATGCAAAAATTGCAAACATGCAGCCCTCAGCTAGAGATGTAGCTATGGGTGGAGGGGATAGAGGTGGAGGCTCTTCATCATCTCCTTCAACGTCCGGTTCAAGATCATCTGGAGGATACGGAGGAGGACAAGATCGAGGAAGAGGAGACAACTTTTAATGGCTAGAGTAGATATTGTAATACCTGAGCCAACCCCTATTTATACTGAAGAAAACCAAAGACAGGTAACTCAGTCTTTACGAACTATGCAAGATAAGCTAAACACTTCATATCAACAAGAATTAAAAAATGAACAAGATACTTTTACTTTCTTTTTATCATGACAATACAATATAAAAACCAAGGTTTAAATTTAACGACAACAGGGACTACTAGTGTTTTCACAGCCCCTTCTAATGCAACAATATTAGTTAAACAAATACAAATTAATAATGGTTCAACAGGTGCTGTTAATTTGAGTGTTCAAATTACGGATGCTTCAGCTTCTGCTACTTTTAGAATATTTAATGAATCCTTATCTGCTTCAGCTACAAAGGATATAATAAACCATACCTTAGTTTTAGAGGCTAGTGATATAATTAAAATGACCGCTGGTACAGCTGATGAAATACAAGGCATAATATCTTATGCTCAAATAGATAGATCACAGGAAAATGGCTAAACGAACATTTAAGTTTTTTACTCCAAGATCGAAACCAAAAAAGAGGATAAGACAACACAAAAAAAATCTTTCTAAATCGGAAAAAAGAAGTTATAAGAAGTACAACAGACAAGGAAGACCACAATGAATGATATACCTAAAATACCCGCAGAAGCAAAAGAAATTATAAAACACAAAAGAACAGGAAAAGTTTATGATACTAAAGCTGATTTTGATGCTGATGTTGCTGATCCCAATACTGATACTACTGAAAATGATTTTAGACAAGACCTAGAAATTACTGTAACTAGAGCAGGTTCTATTGGTGCTAAAACAAAGAAATAATGGAACCTAGAGGCGCAACCGAACTTCAACACGAGTTGTTAGAGAAATATGTTTCAAAAGATTTACTAGATAAATTTCAAATTTGCACATCAATTCCCGGTAAAGTACCAATAGATTCAAATAAAATTAATATACTTTGGCAAAAGAATTCTTGGGATCAACCAAATTTACAATGGTTTTTTAGAGACAAAACAAAACATAACGATTACGATTGGTATGTTTTTAATTCACATTGGAACTATGAAAAGTTCAGATATTTTTTTCAAATACCTGAAGATAAATGTATAGTAATAAAAAATGGTGCAAGTCATTTTCCTAAAAGAAAAATATATAAAAAGGGAGGTCCAATCAGAATAATACATCACTGTACTCCTTGGAGAGGATTAAACGTTTTGTTATTGGCTATGCAGTATGTAAAAAATCCAAACATAACTCTTGATGTATACAGTTCAAATGAAGTGTATGGAAGTGAATTTGCAAATAGAGTAAACAAAGATACTAAGGATTTAATTGACCAAGCAAAAAAATTACCAAATGTAAATTACATAGGTCACAAACCAAATGAATATATATTAGAACATATGTCAGATTATGATTTATTTGTTTACCCATCTATATTCGAAGAAACATTTTGTGCTTCAGCATTAGAAGCACTTGCTGCAGGTGTTCATGTAATCACAACAAACTTTGGAGCGCTACCTGAAACTTGTGCAGAGTGGCCTGTATATGTCAATTATTCTAAAAATTTTGAATTACTAGCTACAAGTGTTGCGGGGGCAATTGAAATAGCAGGACAGTATCTGCATACAGATACGATACAAAATCATTTAGATGAACAACAAAAATATTATAAAAATTTTTATAGTTGGGATAAAAAAGCTATAGAA